GTTACATGGAAGATGTAATACAAAATATCTTTTAGAAGTCTCGTTTATAGAGAATAGCTTCTTTCTTACATACTATGATTATATATGGGTGTGGATATATGATTATATATGGTTGCGATATTTATATTGCGAACTGGCCTAGGACAAGGCTCTTACTGGAGTGCTCTCTCAAGTCCATGTTTCGGGAATCTAGGCGAGATTCCCCTGATGCCGCACACATTTCTTTCACGGCATCAGTTAGGCGTGCGATACTGCTGAAGTTGCACCAGAGACGGGAGCTCTAGCACCACTATACAACATATCACGTTGTTGGTTTTGTTTGGCAAATTCTTGTTGTTGTGCGGCCAACCCTTGCTTTTGGGTGTAATTTTGCTTGGAAAGAGCTGAATTAGTTTGGTAATTAATTCCAGCCATTCCGAGTTGACCGATGAAACCTCTCTTTTGGTATTCCAAGCCATAAGCTTGGTCACTTGCTTGCATGTCCTTTTCATGTGCAAGCTGGTTTCCTTGGAGTGTCAATTCGTGTTTGTTCTTGCTCTTTTGTCCAAGCCCAGCACCTAATCCTGACAACATACCTCCAGCAATTGCAGAGTTACGTTGTACAGAAACAGGGTATTCAGCTGCATGTAAAAACCGTTTAGTTTCTACGTATGTAGATGAAGTACGGGCTGACCAGTAGTTAGTATCTGTTATAGGGAATCCATTCGTCCTGTTCACAAGTGTGGGGGTCGTTAAGACCAAAGTGCTGAATCTTTGTGGGAAGAATGAGTACATGTCAGCTCCTCGAACTACAAAGATTCCAAATTCTTGTAGATATCGCACGGTTGCGATAGTTCTGAAAGAAACTGGATCTTGTATTTCAAATTGATAACATTGTGTGATATTAATATCACTAGAAAGTCTCTTATAATACATACTAATACTGGGGTCATCAGTAGCAGTTGGATTGGTCAGTGTATTGGCTACAATAGCGGAAACTGGTTGATCTGATATACGCAAGATGCTATAATCAGATGGCAAGTTTCCAGCTACTGTATTGATGTTTAATGGGACATCTATCTGGTTATAAGATAGTACACCCCATTGATCTAGTGATCCTGGCGATGTTGAATCAAATACTGGACTCATATCCACGATCTGTATTGCCAAGATGATAACACCATGTGTTGTTACCAGCTTGAACAATCCAAATCTGAAGGGATCAGTATCGTCTGGGAATGAATAATAGAGTGCTACTACACCAAATTTACGAGTCAAATAACCTTCGTTAAATGTGTTGATAAAGTTGATGAGCAGTGCTCTAAATGCATCTGGGTCCCTTCCGGTATATGATCCTGGAGTGGTGGAAGAAGTCAAGACTCTTTCAGTTAATGGTATGTCACCAAAGGCGTTAGCAAACATATTATATTGTTGTCGTGGTACATTTGCAAGGTTGTATAGTGTAGCTATACCTAAATTGGTACCACTTTCACTATACATCCTATAGGTTTGATCGCCTCTGAATTGGAAATAAGATCCACTAGGCAAGTTATCGCTAACTCGTCTAGTAACCCTAGCTCCGTTAATTGGCCCATTTAGAATAAGATTACGGTGTGGGATACCGAAATCAAATACTTGTGGAGCGGCCATATTACCATCAGTGAATACATTAGAGTCTATATTCAAAGTATGTGGGAACACACTTGGAACATTAGATCCTTGGGTTGTCGTTAGTCCGGGTACAGGTACTGCCAATGATGGAGAGACTGATAAGATATCTGGATTGGAGAATGTGAATGGATTTGGTTCTGCACTGTTAGCAAGCTTAGAAGCTATACGAATACGTGTTTGAACACCTTCACGAAGTGGATTTTGTAGTGACATCATCAAGAATATCACCAGATGGGGACGATTATCATAATCGCTAGCTTCATCTTCCACTAAACGATAAAAGTGTTCTCTACGAGCATCGTGCAACACATGTACTTTATTCCATGGTGTTGTTACGCCTTCCGCTTGATAAGAATATTTCATCAATTCAGATATGGGTAAAGTTGTAGTCGTTATCTTTTTCGGATACCAAGCTATGCCAATTGCACCTGAGAAAAGTGGATTACCAATGACCGTGAAACGGAATTGGATAGATCCATTAAATCTCTCATGTGCTTTAGCATAATACTTGATATAAGGATTAATATAAGCTGATTGAAGTCCATAAGGTATTTGTGCAATTATGGAACCTTCCACAGCATCATCTGAGACTACGAGTTGTGTGTCGCAATCTAAAAACTGTTGATATATTAAATCCTTAATATCGAAAGTGATAGCACCTACAGCTAACATATCAGGCGCTCCAACTGGATTTAATGTTTCTGGTAAAGCAGTGGTTACTGCGCCCATAATATCATCTCCAGTGTGAGTCATTGCCGGCATTACTGCTGTTGGTTGGGGATTTGTTTGTGAGGGTAGATTAGCTCTTTGAGCACCCATGGCAGCTTGATTCATCACTGCAGGTTCAATTGATTGATCGCTATTTGGTTTAATAACCATCTTTTCAATTAAAATCTGCAATTTATGAACCAGTTTACCATTGACAAAAATCTTTATTAAATTACTTCTCGTAATCATAAAGTTATTGTCTTCAAGGTCCTCTCGGAGTTCATCTAAAGAAAAATCTTGGTCAAGGTTTACAGATAATTTGCTATTATTAATTGTTGCAAATCCTACACTGGTGGCATAGGGTTTGAAAAACAATTCATTAATGTACAAATCATTGCAATCCTGCATGTTTAGTACTAATTTTGTACTTGTATCGTTATTTGGCAATACAATCTGTTTCGCAGCCTCCTGTTGCGCCAATTTCTTGGTCTTAGCCTGCGCTGTAGCCTTCTGGTTATCAAAAGTAGCAGTGCAAGTCCACACAGGAGTTTCTCGCGGACCAGAACAGATAAATTCATATTTTGGCTCTTTACCTGATACTTGAGACATATTGTTAATACGAGATACGTAGTCCATTATTAGTTGTGTTTTGTTATAATTATTTTGTGTTATTTGGAGTTGTTCTAAATTTTGAACTATTTCAATATCACTCGATACCTCTGTTTCACCTGTTTTCAATAAAACAGGTCCATCGCGCCAATTATATACGAAATCTTTGAACACTTTACGATAAGTTTCGTATTCATAGATCTGTATATATGGCGCTACAGAAGGGAATTCTGTCAAAATTGCGTTAACAATTGTGACCACTCTTATAAAGAATTCCTTTTCGTGCAAAGAAGCTTCAAATAAAGCTACGTTTATATTAGCTTGTATATACTTGGTTTCTTTCTTCTTCACCCAGAATAAGCACGATAATACTGAAGTTTTCTTCAATTTAGGATATACAACTCCATCTTCGTCAGGGATAAATTCGCGGGAACAGAACGATATATATTCTGATTGTACTTTAGCCGGTGTTACTTTAAAATTAAAATATGCACCACAACGAACCAAATCGTCAATGGTCATATTTAAATGTTTAGATACTTTCATACTACGATCATCTCCGTAATAAATAGCAGATAGAACCTCCTCAACATTGTTAAGTGTTGGGGATATTTTTAGCTCTATCAACTTCTCTACTACAGGGTACATCGTAATAACTTCCATACCGTAACAATTTAAAGCTGTAGTTACATAACTACCAGATTCATTACCTTTGTCCACTAGATATATCACACCATCCATAATATGGATAGTATAAGTCAATGATTGAGCCAATGCTTTGATGAGTTTATCATCATAACCTTGGCACATTGTCTCGCAAAATCCTTCAATGATTTCCGCAGGCATTGTCTTGTCACATCCTGATATATCTGTTGATAGTAAGTTTCCATCTATTCTGGACATTTTACGGTAATATGCGGTAGCTTCAGAATATACATCCATTCCGATTTTGTATGGTCCGTCAATATGATTCTTGAGCATTTCTGATAGAACATGTCCAAAGTATTTCTTTAATACCATATTTACAGAAAAATCTATTTCGTTAAAAAGCCTAACTTTACCTTCGTGCACCTTATCCGATGGTAACAATTCAACCTTACGGTTATCCTTGCACCATATAGATATTGGGATACCTTGCTCAAGAGATGTAGTATATGTTTCATACATCTCTCTTACGTGTTTAGCAGCTGGTGTATCTGCAAACACGTAGAAGGGTCGGGTATCAGGTTTAGCTTTATTAACGAATAAATCTTCTTTGGTATGTATATTAAAGAGCTTCTTCAATAATGGACCACCAGATGTTGTCATGTCCCATGGTTTATTATTGGTAGTGCCATCACCATTGATATTTAAATTCAAACTCATGTATTTTGCTGGCTCATAATCTCTTTTGTATCTTTGCTTAATAAGATCCATAGCTATTTGTTTTACTTTTGGATCCCATTGTTGATACAATGGATCTTTGTACGTATACTTTACAGATTGTGTCCATAAAGTATGAGGTACACCTTTATTATCTTTTACGAGCTTGTCGGGTGACATAAGTTCGGGTTTAAATTTCAATGCTGATGGTTTAGTTGGCAATGGTTCTCTTAGGTCGTGTCTAATCTGTGCGTCTAACAACTCTCGGTGTGAATCCTTAGGAAAGCTCGGTAAATGAGCTTCACTAGAATATCCAAGAACTGTCAACCCACATCTAGGCACTCTAGCTGATCTTTTATCGCTATCCATCACTTTTTGATACCAATCATGTGTTGTGAATTGTTGCTTGGGTTTATGGAAGTGGAATACTGCTGCATTACTTTGAATTGTTTGGATTTGGTCAAAATCTTCTATAGATACAGATGTGAAAAATGCCATATTACTCAGAGTAATAGCATTATGCACACCTACGATACGCAAGCCATTATCTGTTCTTACTACTAAAGGTAAACCACAATCTCCTCTTTTAAGGAAAATAGGTCTATCTGTAGTAGCAAAAAGAGTTGTATATAGACCAGTATCAGGCTTGAAATATTCATTTCCGTCTGATAAAGGTGTCATACGCTTCGCTGTATATCTAATAGCACATGCCGCTATGGTCCTGTTCTTATGTATGGACCGTATAAAGTAACCTTCTTTCGTCTTATCAAAGAGATCTTTAGTACCAAAATGGTGCCTAATATCTTTAAAAGCAAAAGTGTTAGTTACTAATTTGTATATAGCTAAATCGCGTGACCGATCTAACCAAATACAAGTAACTGCATGTTGTATTCCATTATTTATGATGAAGCATGCATCCATATCTTTCTCTATAGCGTGAGCTACAGAGACGAGATATGGTCCAAATATACCAAGTCCAAAATTCTTCCCAGCTGTAGTCTTATTAGTCAATAGCACTGTGTTTGTTTCTAACAAAGTTGCTAAAGTTTCAATTTGACTATCAGATTGGAAAGTAATCATGTCTTGAGTTATCTGGTTGGATAGTGCTGTTGGTACGTCCTTTGGGTTCTTTTTCCAATATAATTGCAAGCCTTTCCAATCACCGGCATCTATGAGTTCTTGTGCCGTTACATTACTATTACGCATTATCCATTCAGCCTCTCTCCAGGTGTCTAATCCAAATTCTTGGACTAGATCCTTTTTGATGACTTCATGGTCAATGCCTTGGGCAAATCTTCTTTGGTATTTATCTATAACCTTATGATATGCTGCGTTGTCTTCATCATCGGTTGTATTCTTGCTCGCTTCTGGTTCATCTGTACCGAACTTTTGATACAGATAGTATGCTGCCATTATAGCGGCGCTTATACCAGAAATAAGTGATATACATCCAATCAGCCTTGGGTGTTTATTGATAAATTGTTTTATAGATAAGCCTTCTTGTTTTTGTAATGTATAACTGTAAGTATAGTAATTGAGTTGGTTTGCAAGTACATCGTTTTTAGAAATATATCTAGTCACCATATCAAGTTCATCTGCTGACATTATCGAGATACTACCACCAGAAGTGGCAGTAGCTCGTAACATAGCTAAATCCTTGATTCTAATCGTATGCATGTGTCCATCTTTCGGAACATATATCTCATCACCATTATGCTTAATCACATATGATAAATCGATAGAATCTTCCTTGAAGTACATGCAGCGATTTGCGTAACCCATACTAATTCCAGGATCAGAGATGTTGATGACTACTGTAGCATCTGGTTTATAGATGCACAGTTTTTCAATCATCGTCTTCATGTGTTCCTTGAAGTTGTTTATGGAATCAATAGTGGTTATGACGAACGTGTCAGGTGAAGATAGATTACTAAATTCTTGTACTAATGTCATAGATTTAAGTTTAACAGTAAAATCCTTTGTAGGCTTGATGTATCCTGCTATTAAAGACTTTTTATCTTTAAGAGCAGATACAAACGTTCTAAAGTCTTTAGCTGTTATAGATATATCCGGATCATTAATAGTGTGCAAGTCATTGATCATGGTGATAGAACGAGTGTGTGATACAAATCGTATATACTTACTATAGACAATCTGCATTAGTTCACATGAATCGCATAATTGATTTTCGATCATCATTGTGTCCTCCATGCGAACATATGTAGCATCTATATCGCTAAGAGTATCAAAATCGCTACCGTGTTTGTAACGACCAGTTATACCTAATCTTCTAGCAATACCAGATGAGTTAGATACATTAGTGACATCAATGTATTGTCTAAACATCCAATCTCTATAGATTGGGTATTTAATATTGGTCACCAAGATTATGATACTTCGTAGATGGGTCATATTTATCCATTGTAAGTACTGATCTCCGTTCTGTTTGGTCAGGATGTCGTCAACTATATATATAGCTGGGCGTGCTAGAGGGTGTGCAAAATCTGCGCCAATGTTAATTTTATCCATAGCAAATAAATTTTGCAATTTATCAGCTAAATGGTTAGCAGTAGTAGTTTTGCCTTTTGCTCCTTTACCCTCTAGTCGCACTACAAAGAAATGACGTGTGGCATCATTCCTTTGCGCGCTATATCTAGAGTTTGTGAATGTCATTGATTGGGGGATATTTACTGAGCTACAGGGTTCCTCTGTTGAAGTGTCATCCATAGCACGTAATAACTTATCACTTAGAGCTTGGAATTGCACCATGTTATCTCTAAGATAATTAGTAATTACATCTTTATCGTAAACATCCCAGGTTTGATTATCATCGCAAAAATTTTTAATGCTACTAGCGACTCTAAAAGTAAAATACATAATATACTCACTTGGAGTAACTCGTATATACTGAGAATCTTTAGTAACACCATTTGTGGCTATTGTCATCCTAATAGTAAGATGAGAATAATCATCCTTACGATGTAAATTACCTGTTGCGTCGTGCCGGGTTGTTACTTTGGGGTCTTCTACTTCTACTCTCACTATACGATCCCATAAGGCTTCGATAGCTTTACTATTGATTTTCTTTACTAAATTATTAGAAGGATCATCTACATTGGTTGTAAATGATATCAGCTTTAGTTCACAGGTTTGTTTCTTGTTGTGAATAGCTGCTCCTTCCATATTATAGTAATCTCCAGAAACCATTTTAGTGATAGTAGAAATTATAGGATCATCTGAACGCATATAGAGGAACTCATCATGTATACCGAAATGTTCTCCTCCATATGGGTCGAAATAATCTCCAGATTTAGAAACTGAATAAATAGAAGGATCTAATCCTAATTTTAATCCAACTTCTTGCATAGCATATTTGGCAAAGCGTGATTTGCCAACGCCATGTTTACCGGATAATAAGACTCCTGTTGTGGGTGGTCGTGTCGATAGCTGAGTACACTCCTCGATCGTCTTGATAATATCAGTTAATACTTTGATGTTATTATTAATGACACTATTAAGAGGGGCTAGAGCCTTTGTAAGCTTATCCAAAGATTGTTGTGGTAATTTTTCAGCTAAGCATTCTGTAGCCCTTTGTGTATAACTAAAAAGCTTTCTACGCAATGAAACATCACGTATAAACTTTTCAGTAGGAGTTTTTGTTAATTCAACTCCCTCTTCAGCCATTTGTTTGCGTTTGTCCATGATTAATTTCGAACCATAAATATCCATACCACATACATCTTCCAATATCCTGTTAGAGAGATCAGAAGCTGTATTACTGACTTTGTCAGAAGCTGTGATACGAGTATTTATAGTTTTACACCATTCATCCATACATTTCTCTGGTAGGAAAAATCCTACTACAAAGAATAGTACAGACAGAACAGGTTTGAGCCAATTAATTACAGTAGATACGACGCTATTACGCATTACCCATTGTATAGGTTTGCATATTACAGGAACTACATAGTCAGAGATAACTTTATTAGCGTAATGTTTAATTACGTCAATAGCGATATCTTTGACTCCATATATTTCCAGTAAGGTGCAAGCTAATGCTGCTATATGTACTCCTAACATACTAATCACCATAGATGTTTTGATGACAGTATGCTCCATCTTAGCCAAAATAGTTACGTTAGTAACTATTGCAGCTACAGAACTAGTAATACATACAGTATTAATAATCTTCTCTTTTGTGAGAAAACTACTAATAACGTCTATGATCGACGAGAGGACTGCTCCTTCATCCCGAGCTGGTAATGGGTCGTTAGACGATCCACAGGTCCCACCGTCATCATTCCTACGAGGATCTACTGGTAGAGAAGATTGATGAATCTTCTCATACATAGTGGGGTTCTCGTTGTTGTTGTTTGTTTTAAAATGTTTGGAAAACATATTTAAAATTTGTTGTTGTTGTTTGTTGTTGTTGTTGTTGTTGTTGTTGTTGTTGTTGTTGTTGTTGTTGTTGTTGTTGTTGTTGTTGTTGTTGTTGTTATTGTTGTTGTTGTTGTTTTTGTTGTTTGTTGTTGTTGTTATTTTCATA